GCCGGCATAAGCTGAGGTATGATACAAAAAATTAGCAGATCCACTGCTCGCATTCGCACCGGTTAAAAATTGAATAGATCCGGTTGGTCCTGCCGCTTGACCAGATCCGCCAGTGCTGTTATCACAATTAATGTATGCCCAACCAAACTGCGCCATTATTAACCGACTCCCACAGAACCTGAGAAGTTACTTCCACTGATGGTGGTGGTTCTATTTGGTAAAATACTCGTTAGACCTGCCACAATTTGTACATTGGTCGATCCTGACACCCAGATACTCGATACTTTCGTGTCATATATTTCACTATATTTGTGATCCCCGGATGGGGCTGCATCTATCGTAAAATAATTTCCGGATCCGGTCATCCCGCTGAGGGAAAAAGCAACTTTACATGCGTTCGTTGAATCTCCATTGATAACCTGGAACCACTTTGTAACATAAGGGAACTCAATCTCATATCCGCCCGGGCGAAGACCATGTTTCGCATCAATGCTCGCACTGGCGTATGGTCGGCCACTTACTTGGTAAGCGCCCACATGATTAATACCAACCGATACTTGATAAGGGTGGTCAGCCGTCAGATTTGCCATGTTATAAAACCTCCGATTTTTTCAAACTATTAATAAATAGTCACTAATTTCTTCTATTACGTCTTTCTTCTGCTTTCCGACGTTTTAGTTGTTCGCGGCGGCGCATGCGTTCTGCTCGGATCCTCTTCTCTCTTTTTTTCACTGAGGGTTTCTTATGGAAACGACGATCTCTCACTTGCTCAATAATTCTTTCTTTCTTTACTTTTTTAAGAAATTTTCGAATCATCTTCTCAACATTGCCGCGACATTCCTTAGCAGTCACGCTAGCATATACTAATTTTTTCCCCATTCTACACCTATTTTATTGCTTTCCATACTTGGGACGCGCCGGCGATCAGCGAAGAAATGTCGACACCAGCATCCCCTGTGTCATCCCCCAAAACCGAAGGCATTTGGGTAGACCCATTTGGGCTCCCCGCTTTTCGCATTGGTTCAGTTCCCTCAAACACATCCACACCATTGTAGGCTTCTTTTCCGATAGCATCCATTAGTCGTTTGCGTTGTTGTTCCATTTTTCTCTTCCCCTCTCGCGGAGGGCGCTTTGGTGGGCGATCTTCTTTAAATAGAGGTTGGGAGGATTTTTTACGAGGTCTTTCTTCTACCATCAAGTTGCTTTGCATACCTTTCGCCACTTCAGCAACCACATTAGACAAAAGCCCTTCTTCGATAAGAACTTCGTGAATGCATTCTTTAACCAATGGTTTGATAAGTTGTTTAAGATCTTGTTTTTTCATTTAATAGCCTCTCTATTTCATCAATAATAATATTTTCTAATTTCTTCGAAGACGATCCCACACTTCTAGCTTTCATTTTTCGTAATTTATTTAGATCGGTTTGACTAATTTGTTCTTTTTCTCCACTTGTCTTCTCTCCTTTAGCACGGCCGGGGCCGCTATAGGAGGGCATCGCTGTAGACCATGTGGGATCCCATTCGACACTTCTCATTAAATCCAAAAACGCGTTTCGTCTCTTCACTCCAGACTTTGTTTTTGTTCCGCCCACAAATAAATTAGCTATTTGATAAATTTGGGCCGCTGTGGCCGGGCTCTTCTGGCGCAACAATTGATATTTTTGAATGAGTTGTTCTTTGTTTCCTCTTAAATAATCCGAATCAATTATTTTAGACACCGGGTTGGTATAACCACCTTCAAATATTTGACGTTGAAGTGCAGATTGTTTGGTAGCTAGCGCTTGTTTCTGTTGTTCTTTGTCGGTAATAGCTAAAATCTCAGGATCAGTAGACAATTTAGAAAGTGGTGCGCCCATAAAAGGCCCGACAAATGCTACAAATTTATCTAATGCCGCAAGAAACTCTTTTTCTTCACTACTACGTGGAGCATCCGCACTCAAATTGGCGGTTTTGATGGGAGGATCCCAATGTGTTCCCATAATCTCTAAAGATTGAGGTGACATATTTTTCAGCACAAACCTCCCCATCTGTTGAGGCTCGGGAGTCGGCGCGGGTTGTGGTTCGGGCTTTGGTTCGGGCTCGGGAGCGGGCTCAGGAGCAGGTTGGGGCTTGGGCTCAACCTCGTCGGGGGGTTCCACTACTTGACCGGGGGCATAGACGTGATAGTATCCTTTTACTCTATCCCGAATAGAGCGCGATGGCTCGGTGCTTCGCAGAGTTTTGCCAATACGACCTTTGGAGGTGGGGGCTTCTGTAAGAAACTCCTTCCACGTATCCATACGGCGTTTATCATCGCTATAACTTGACCAATCACTCACTCTCTAAAACCTCATTTAAGAGACGATTAATTGTATCTGCTTTGGTGAAAACTGTATTAGTGTATTCTTTTGCCTCTTTCATCATAAAGGCTCCTGGGGTCGATGGTTCCGACACCATATCAAAACAAATCAATTGAAAGTCATCCTCCACAATTGTCTGGCCGTTGTTTTCTGTAACGGAGCCCATTCCCCTCGAAGAGATTCCTATACTTACGCCACCTTTTACGAGTTCTTGTAAGATTTTTCCAGATGGCGTGTTGAGAACTTGAATTTTTCCCATGACTTTGTTCCCCTCCATCCAGCACGAAGTGACCAAATGCGAGGCATTACGCAAATTAATAACAGAATCATCAGGGTGATCTAGTTCTCCCAATGCTCGTTTCTCTTTTACAAGCTTTGCATAATTGCGAATTTCTTTCATTAAAACACAGTGCGGATATACTCTTCCATTACCATTCACAGTCTCTGCCATTTGCATAATACCCGAAAGGATCATGCCACCATCAGATACAAATCTTTTTTCTTCTTCTGTCAAAAGATCTTGGCATACGCCACCTTCGCATAGTTGATAGTATTCTCTCAAAAGTTTTTTACTCATTAGTCTCTCACCTTATTAATAAAATGCGGGCATTACCCGCGCGAGTTAACAACCAGACTTGCAACGCCTAACTGGTTGTATCATCCATCTTGTTGTCCAAATACCACTTTTCATCGTTAATTACCTCTATGTTACGTTGAATTTTAATTCCATGATCACCGAAGATCATATTTAAAATATATGAGGTTCCAGAAGATAACCACCCCAAAAGGAAGAAATTTGCTGCCGAAACATCAAAACTAAATAGTTCTGTGTATGGGGAAAGCAACATTAAAAACCAACCAACGTGGAAGCCCACACACATCGGGCAATGAAAAAGCTTCCCGTATCCGCGCAAAAACTCTTTTGGAGGTCTCAATTCCTTCGCTAGCGGCATATCACTATAAACAACAATCTGGGTCAGACCCGATGCAATCAATGTAAAATATATTAATTCCATCATTTTAGTTTCTCCCTCAAATTGTGTACATATAGTTTATACCATAAGAGTCTCTGACGTATCCCGGNCTAATCGATCCTTTGTCGGTCGCTTGTGGAACAGCCCCCAATTCGGTAGAATCAGTATTGTCGGGATGAACAAGTTCATCATCAGACATCGAAATAATTGCTTCCGTTGATTCAAAATAAGGACGCTCTTCATCAATAAATTGAGAGATATTCACCAATGCCATTTTTGCCGAACTCACACTTTCCTTAAACGGCTGTTGTAGTTTAGCCTCAAATGCTCCGCTAAAAGAAGCTGCCTGAATGGATTCCGGAATGACAATGCCGCGCTTGTGTAAATGAGTAAAAAGCCTGTTTTGCGCGCCGTACACCAGATCGTTCATAGTTTCTTTGGGAAAAGCAACCACAGTATTGTTCGAAGGAGATAATACAATATCAATATCACCATGATCAAAAATCATCAAATCGCCATTAATGGCTTTTCGAATGTTCATCTCTAAACGAACGACAGCTTGATCTCCCTCTTTTCCAATTGTAACTTTAATTGTCATTATCAAATATTTCCTGTTCCAATTGCTGTGTGCGCAGCACCGCTAGCACTACACTCTCGTGTATGCCGCTATTCTTAAACTCCTGTAATTTTTCAAACACTTTCTTGGTTTTTTGTACCATTTCTGCATCATTTTTAATTTCGTCAACAGTGAGTGCTTCTTGTAAACGATCCTTCAATCTTCCAATTTCATCATTAAGAAACATTTTCAATCCCAATGCGTTATCAGTAAAAGATGAAATATAGTGATTCAATAAATCTTTTTGATTTTCTAACAAAAACTCATCATATTTAGAATTAAATTTAGACGCAAAAGATGTCACGACTAAACTATCTACCGGGTCGAGCGATTCTTTGTTATTAGGGTTTTTCATCATATTGTGGATAACTTGCGATTCTAAAATAACCGCATTTTTAGGAGAAAGTTTGGTAGAAAAAATTTGATCAATGGTTGCCAATGTTTTGTAATTAGGGACAAAGTTATTGAACACACTCGGTTCCAATTCTTTATTAACATCATTAATTAAATCAGTCTGGCTTTTAAATAACCCTTCTGTATCTATCGTGCGTGTCGAAAGTTTTGCTTCTTTTAAAATCTTCTCGCATATTTCTTTAGTCAAATTTTGATTTTCATACAATGAGCGATAGCACTGAAGATGTTGGTGAAGAACACTTCCCGCTTTAAAATGTTTTCTTACTAAAGATATCGCCTTATCTTTTCTTTCTTTATCTTCTTTAAGAATTGATATCGTAATCTCTTTAATAAGCGATTCAAAAACAAAAGCCGTATTACGCTTCTTGTTGTGTCTAATCTTCATTTTCGGTCTCCCTCTTTGGTTTAGCTTCCAAATCCCCTATTAAATGTCTAATCGAGTCATTTAATTGAAATAGCTTTTCTTCTTCCCTTTGCTCACTTATAGTATAAATAGGATCTTTTTCTTCATAAATACCTGCGCCCAAAGATTTCAAAGAATCATGACCACCATATCCAGGCAGAATGTTTCTTAATGTAGGAGATGTCATTTGTTGTCCCCATTTGGCAGCCGTCGATCGACTTCGGGCACCAGCGGGTCGTTTATCATTTTTTACTGGCGTGTATGCTTTTCCTTTCGAACGAGAGGTAACGTGCGATCTGGATCCCGGGGGAACCGCCAACAAAGTACTTTCATCGCCCGCTGGGGTTTCAGCTTCACCGGCAGGCATCTCTTCCGGCCCTCCGAGATCCAATTCTCCCCCTTCGTCACCTAAATCCAATTCTCCCCCTTCGTCACCTAAATCCAATTCTCCACCGCCTCCGCCGGCCAGACCCGCTTCAGCGACTGCCTGCAATGCGGCATCTTGCTTGCGATCAAAATAAAGTTCTCTCTGGTTTCTCACAAAATCCTCATGAGACATTGCAAAGACATGTTCAGATACCCATCGGCGCGAGAAAAAACCTTCCGTAGCAGATGCTGCAATATCAAACTTTTGCTTCCAGTGCTCCAACTCTTGCAGTTCTGCAATTTTAGATGGATTATTTAAAGATAAATTAAACGAAAGAAGATCATCTCCCCTAAAACCCAAAGTGTAAAGATGAATAATGCCAATCTTTTCGAGTTCAGCGATGATAACTCTTTGAAGTCGTTGAACTGTTCTCGCAAAACGGATATCTTTTTGAGCTAAAGTTGTCTTGTCTTCCGTGGCTTCGTCTCCCATCGATAAATAAGCTTGAGGAACTTTAAGTGCTGAAAACAATTTATCCCTTAGATATTTGATATCATCAATTTGAGTTATATTAGTAGCGCCCGGAAGGCTTTGAATATCAGTAACAGAGCCCGCACGTACAGGAATAAAATAATCTTCCTCAATAGACATGGGATTATAGCGCAAATCAACACGACCGGTAGAGGAATCTACCACAGAGTGTCGTTTCAGTTGTGTCACGATCTTCTGCATGTATTGTTCCACATCTTGGGGAGCGATACCCCCAACATCAATCTTAAAAACGCGCCTTTCAGAAGAGCGTATGACACGATAAGCCATCATCGCATCTTCCATCAACACTAATTGTCTCCAAATACGTCGCGCTGGTTCAAGAATGGATGTTCCATAGGGAGCATATTTATCATTGCCGAGAATACGGAAGTGGCCAACTTGCCAATTCTCAAAGGTCATTCCAGCAGAATTCCATTGATATTGAACATAGTTAGGATTCGTTGCATCTTGACCTTCCATCCTTTCGATTTCCGACGGCGGCAATGCAATAACCGACTTGACTCCAAACTTTTCATCAATATCCAAATACAAAAAGAAGTCTCCATACTTACACATGGTTCGACACCAGCCGAATAAATTATATTGCAAATTTAAAATGTTATCATAAAGAGTTGCCAAGACGGCTCGGATTTCCTCATTGGGGCATTTAATGTTTAACATAGGGCGCAAATCGGAATAAGTCGTCATCTCGTCAGCATAGATATCCAGAGTGGAAGCAATCTCGGGCATGTATTCCATTTGATCAAAATCCACATAACGTTCTCCGCGTCGTTGATTACTAATGGCGTTCGCTGCTATATTATCTAGAGGATTATAAAGGGTCTTTTTGAATTGTTGTCCAGAAGCAGTTTTAAAACGCGCAGCAAATTTATCTAAATGTTGCCTCCGGATCTTTCTTCCGGATTGAGATCTGTAATTAACAATGGGTCCTGAAAATAATCGCGTTAGGGCTTTAAACAATTGCGACTGATCGTTGACCGGGTTCTTTCCTTTATGTCTATTGGGAGGTGCCATATATTATCT